AAATTCATTTAGTGAATCAACAAAAGAAGATTTAGAAGAAGAGGCACAACTAACTGCTAATGTGATACAACTAGAAGAGCAGAGGTTGATGAAGAATAAGGAGATTCTAGGGGTTGCAGCGGGATTAAGAAAGGCAGATGCTGATAAGAAAGCACAAGAAAGACAAGCCGAAATAGATGCATTTGCAAAACAACGTGAGCAACTAGATAACGTTCTAGATAAGTCAGTCAAAAAACAAGAGAAATTTGAAATAAGCAAAAATGCAAATATAGCTAGTGATTTAAGAGACTTACAAAACTACAAAAATCAGTTAAGTGAAGAAGAAAGACAAACGGAAGAGAACCTTAAAAACGCTAAACAAGAGTTTGCGTTCCAAGCATTGGGTGCAATAAGACACCTAGCAGGAGAGGGGAGCGCAATAGGTAAGGCAGCAGCGGTTACATCTGCAACTATTAGCGGCATTGAGGGTGTGCAAAATGCATATACTACAGCACAAAAATCTCCAATAACAGCAGTATTCCCTGCATATCCATTAGTGCAAGCAGGTTTAGCAGGAGCGTTTAGTGCATTACAGATTAAAAGCATACTTTCAACACCTAAACCACAAAGGGGTGGAGGTTCTCCTAGAGGTGCAAGAGCAGGAATATCTAGTCAACAAGCACCTTCATTTAATGTTGTAGGAGCAGCTGCGGGAAACCAATTAGCAGAAGTGATAGGGGGTCAACAACAACAGCCTGTAAGAGCGTATGTGGTATCTGACGATGTAAGTACACAACAAGCATTAGACAGAAATATAGTAGAAACAGCCTCAATAGGCTAACAAAACACCTTAAATATTATTGTATATATATGGACATTATAGAACTTTTTATAGATGAAAACGATGATGTTTCAGGAATTGAGGCAGTATCCATAGTAGAGAACCCTGCGATTGAAGAGGACTTCGTAGCATTAAAAAACCAAGAGTTTAAGTTTGCAGAAGTGAACAAAGAGAAGCGTATCCTTATGGGTGCTGCTCTTATTCCTAACAAACCAATTTACAGAAGAAACGAAGAAAACGAATACTACATATATTTCTCACGTGATACAGTACGTAAAGCAAGTGAGTTATTCTTTATTAGAGGCAACCACAACAAGAGCACTTTAGAACACCAAATGCCCTTAGAAGGGTTGGTAGCGGTTGAGTCTTGGATTGTAGAAGATAAAGACAAAGACAAGTCTAAATTCTATGGTATGGATATGCCTTTAGGTACTTGGATGTTATCGATGAAGGTTCTTAATGATGATGTTTGGGAAAACTACGTAAAAACGGGCAAGGTAAAAGGATTCTCAATAGAAGGTTACTTTGCAGACAAGTTAGAAAGACCAAACGAACCTAATGAGTTATCTGCAATGGAAGAGGAAGAGGCGCAATATCTTCTAAAAGAGATAACAGCGGTAATTAAAAAAGACAAAAGATATAAGAGCGGCAAAACCGTAGAAATGCAAAGCTACTCCGATTATCCAGATGCAGTATCTAACAACGCAAAAAGAGGAATAGAATTAAACGAGAAAGTAAACAACAAGTGTGCAACGCAAGTAGGGAAAATAAGAGCAACCCAACTTGCACAGAAAAAGCCTGTAAGTGTAGAAACAATAAAAAGAATGTTTAGCTACCTATCAAGAGCAGAGGAGTATTATGATGAGGGGAATAACGAAGCGTGTGGTACTATTTCGTATTTATTATGGGGTGGCAAAGCAGGTTTACGTTGGGCAGGAAGTAAGTTAAGAGAACTAGACTTACTAGAAGCCTCTTTAAAAGAACCTTGCCGAGCAGGGTATGAAATGATAGGTTTTAAAATGAAAAACGGTAAACGAGTACCTAACTGCGTACCAATTAAATAATGGGATTAATACACAACACAGCATATAAGACAAAAGTAGATGATATTACAGATGCAGAGTTGTCTTCTTGCAATATAGAGGATGGTGCATTAGCACGTACTACCACAGGACTTTATATGGGTCATAATGGTAGCAACGTCAAAATATACCCTCAAGGTGGCGTAACATCTTTGGGGTGGTGTAGATATGATGACAATAACTACACTTCATCTAACAAATTATCTTTAACAGACCTAAACGAAGTAACGCTTACTAATAATGCAAATACATCTTATAGAAGCCACAGTAGTATAGATTTTTATAATTCAACTACAAGCAAATTGGTAGGGGAAAACGTAAACGATGTTTATATGTTTACTCTTGTTTTTAAGAAGTCTGCTGCAAACACTAATCAAACACATTTAGAATTTAGATTAACGGGTGCTGATGGGTATGATAGACTCAATAAGGTATTAGCTTTTTATAAAGGTAATGATACAGAACAAAACTGCCACGAAGTATTTCAATATTACATTGATGCAAACGCTTTAGCAAATGGTTTGACACCTAAAATTCAGTCGCATGGTGGTACAGCCAAAATATGGGATATTATATTCTTTATACAAAGAACACAAAACGCAAGTATAAGCTAATGGAAAAAAGAGAATACGAACAGTACGCACCAAGTCCAAAGAATGACAAGAGAGCGTGTCTATGTCCTGATGGCAAAACATACAGCAGAAAGTGCTGTGATGGTAGCTTCCAAGCACAGGGAATTGGTAATATAACACTAGACCCAAGTTAAAAATATAACAACTAACACATTAATTTATTGTATAATATATGAAAGCAACAGAAATTTTATCAAAAGCAAAAGAACTTCTTTCTATTGAAACTGAAGTAGAGGAAGTGAAGTTAGCACAAGCTACTTTAGAAAACGGAACTGTTATCGAAGCTGAATCTATGGCGGCAGGACAAGAAGTCTTTATTTTAACAGATGATGAAAAGGTAGCTTTGCCTGTAGGGGACTATATGTTAGAAGATGGACAAACCTTAACTGTAGAAGAAGAGGGTATCATAGCTTCTATCGGCGAACCACAGGAAGAAGAAGTAGAGGCTGTGGAAGAAGAACTACAAGAGGAAGAATTAAAAGAAGAAGAAATGGAATACGCTACTAAAGCCGAACTTTCAGAGATTCGTGAAATGGTTGAAGAGATTAAATCAATGCTTGAACCAAAAGAAGAAATGTCTGCGGAAGAACTAGCGGAAGAGGCAGTAGAGGAAATTAAAGAAGAGGTTAAGGAAGAACTTTCTGCGGTTGAAGAGGTTGAGAAAATCACTCACAATCCCGAAGCTGAAACCAAAAAGCAGTTTAATCTATACGCTCAAAAAAGAGCATTATCTACTTTTGACCGAGTATTACAAAAGATAACTAACAACCAATAAACAATAGACAATGCCTACAAGAGTAATTGCGAGTACCTCAAACGATGAGGAAAGAATATTTAACGATGTCGGTACAATTAGCACTGACACTACACTAACTGCTGCAAATAGTGGTACGTGGTATAAACTAGACAACTCTACAGGAAAGACTGTAACACTTCCTGCATTGAAGTCTGGATTAAACTTTAGATTTATAGTAGCCTCTAGTTTTGCTACCGATAACTTCATTATTGATTCTGCCGAAGGAGATAATATCAGCGGAATTTTAGTAGTTAATGGTGCATCTGTAGTGGCTGCTGATGAGGACCAAATCAATTTTGTAGCATCAGCGGAAACAGTTGGAGATTTTATCGACATCTGGTCTGATGGTTCAGCTTGGTTTGTAAGTGGAATTGGGAGCGGTGCAGGTTCTATTACTGCAACTGACCCAAGTTAATAATTAAAATAATAGAAATAAATAAATAAAAATGGCAACAACAACTAGTATTACAACTACCTACGCTGGAGAAGCTGCCGCACAGTACATCTCTCCTGCGTTATTAAGCGGAACTACTATCGAAAACGGTGGTATCTCTGTAAAACCAAATGTAAAGTATAAAGAAGTAATTAAGAAACTATCTACAGATGCACTTGTAAAAGATGCTACTTGTGATTTCGATGCGACTTCTACTATCACTTTGACAGAGCGTATTCTACAACCTGAATACCAACAAGTAAACTTACAACTTTGTAAGAAAGACTTTATCTCTGATTGGGAGGCTCTTTCCATGGGACTTTCTGCACATCACAGCTTGCCTTCTAACTTTAGCGACTACTTGATTTCTTATGTAGCTGCAAAAGTAGCAGAGCGTACAGAGACTTCAATTTGGCAAGGTGCTACCTCAACTAACGGACAGTTTGATGGATTTTCAACTTTGTTAGCTGCTGATGCAAACTTACCATCAGGAAACGAAGTAACAGGAACTACTGTAACATCTGCTAACGTTATTGCAGAGATTCAAAAAGTAGTAGATGCTATCCCTAACGCTGTTTACGGTAAAGAGGATTTGAAAATCTACATCTCTAACAAGATTGCAAAAGCCTACATCGCTGCACAAGCTGCTTTAGGTTATCGTGATAACTACCACGTGGGGCAATCAGAATTGAACTTCCAAGGAGTTCCATTATTTGTATCAACAGGACTAGCTGATAACGTAATGGTAGCTGCTGAAACTTCTAACTTGTTCTTTGGAACTGGTCTTTTAGCTGACCACAACGAGGTTAAAGTATTAGATATGTCTGACCTTGATGGTTCTGACAATGTACGTATCGTAATGCGATTTACTGCAGGAGTACAGTACGGAAACGTAGAGGACATCGTAACTTACGGTATCACAAACTCTAATAACTAATAAGTAATAATTAACCATAAAAGGGGTAGGTGGTTTTATCTGCCTACCCTTTTTTAATACTAAAAAACTATGGCTTGTGATTTAACACGTGGTAGAAAAGAGCCCTGTAAAGAAAACGTAGGTGGTCTACGTGCAGTTTACTTTACTGATTTCGGAGATTTCGGAACGGTAACGCAGGATGCTGATGACCAAATTACTGATATGTCGGGGACTTTTACTGCCTATAAATACGAATTAAAAGGAAATAGTAGCTTCGAACAAGCTATTACTTCATCAAGAGAAAACGGAACTGCTTTCTTTGACCAAACGCTAAACATCACTTTCAAGAAATTATCTAAAGAAGATAACAAAGAGATTAAGTTATTGGCTTATGGTAGACCACACATTGCAGTAGAGGACTACAACGGAAATGTATTTGTGATGGGATTGGAACATGGAGCAGAGGTAACAGGAGGTAGCATTGTAACAGGTGCTGCTATGGGTGATTTGTCAGGATATACTTTGACATTTAACGCTCAAGAGTTGAAACCTGCAAACTTTGTAGATTCACCAACTGCTTCTGACCCATACGCAGGTATGAGTTCTGCAACAGTAACAGTAACAGAAGGTACTAATTCTTAATTAGCACTTTAGACTTTGGAAGGGGTAGCAGAAATGTTACCCTTTTTTTATGCCTACTATTTAACAAAAAAAGAAAAGATTTATTGTATATATATGATTGTATTACAAAAGTCAGATAGTAATCAAACCTTTAGTTTTATACCACGTTCTTACACATCAGGAACTACATATACTATTGTAATTACAAACGAAGTAACGAATACAGAAACGTATAACAGTACAGCTACTTCTTTTACTTCTGTGGACTATTATTATCAACATACAGACGCTTTTATCCTTGTAGAGGACACTACCTATACACTAGAGATAAAAGATGGCTCTGACGTTGTATTTAAGGATAAGATATTTTGTACAAATCAAACTGTGAGTAGTTATTCAGTAAATAATGGCGGATATACTACCCGCAGTCAAGATAATGAATTTATAGTATTGTAATGGCACGAAATAATAACAGACCTAATAAAGGCGAAAATATTTACGTAGTAAGTCTATCTTCTTACAACAAACCTAAAGTAACAGAGGATAAAAAAAAGGAGTGGGTAGCGTACGGAGATGATAACAACTATTATCAATACCTTATAGACGTATATACAGAAAGCACAACAAATAATGCTATTATTAATGGTGTTAGTGGTATGATATACGGAAAAGGATTGGATGCGTTAGATAGTTCTACAAAGACTGATGAGTACGCTGCTTTACGTTCTATATTTCACAATGAATGTTTGAAAAAGATAGCACTTGACCTAAAACTATTAGGTGAAGCATCTTTTCAAGTATTATACAAAGACAAAAGAGTAGTAAGAGCAGAACACTTCCCACGTCAAACATTACGTGCTGAAAAGTGCAATGAGAATGGAGAAATAGAAGCTTACTACTATCACCATAATTGGGGCGAAGCAAAGCCTTCTGATAAGCCTAAAAGAATCGCAGCATTTGGTTTTGGAAATGGAACAGAACCCGAAGTTAAGATAGTAAAGAAATACGTATCAGGGTACGACTATTACTGCCCTGTGGATTATGTCGGAGGTCTAGCCTACGGAGAGTTAGAGAGCGAGATAAGCGATTATCTAATTAACGATGTACAAAATGGTTTTAGTGGTACAAAAGTAGTCAACTTTAACAATGGAGTTCCTGATAGAGAAAAGCAGATGAGCATCAAAAATGATGTAATGCACAAACTAACAGGAGCAAGAGGCGAGAAAGTAATCATAGCTTTTAATAACAATGCTGAAAGCAAGACTACAATAGATGACATTCCATTAAATGATGCACCTGCACACTACGAGTATTTAGCAAACGAATGTGCAAGAAAACTAATGGTAGCACATAGAATTACTTCTCCTTTACTTTTAGGTATTAGAGATGGTAATAATGGTTTAGGAAACAACGCTGACGAAATTAAGACTGCTTCTTTGCTTTTCCAAAACGTAACTATTAGACCTTACCAAGACCTTATAATCGACTGTATTGACCAAATACTTGCGGTTAATGGTATTAGTCTAAAACTTTATTTCAAGACGTTACAGCCTTTAGAATTTATCGAAACAGACAATGCGGTAACAGACGAAGCAAGAGAAGAAGAAACAGGTGTTAAGTTATCAAAGACATTTGATGATGATAAAATGTTTGAACTACTTGATGGGTTTGGTGAAGATGAAGATTTAGGTGAGTGGGAACTTGTAGATGAAAGACCTGTTGATTACGACCAAGAAGAGGCGTTAGATAAGATGATTGGTTTAGCGAGTACAGGAACTGCAAGACCAAATGCAGGAAGTAAACAAGATGGAGAGGCTGACGGACTTAAATTCAAGGTAAGATACCAATACGCACCATTACAGACACAAGCCAACAGCAGAGAGTTCTGTAAGAAGATGGTAAACGCTAAAAAGATATACCGCAAAGAGGATATAATGCAGATGAGCCAAAGAGCAGTTAATGCAGGATGGGGATTGAACGGAGCAGATACTTACGATATATGGCTATATAAAGGCGGAGGTGCTTGCCATCATTTTTGGATGCGTAAAACCTATATGGCAAAGGGCGTAAAACCTGATGCAACTAACCCGAATGCAGAAGTATCTGTAAACAAGGCAAGAAAAGAAGGATTTAAACCTGAAGTCAATGATAAGCGTGTAGCACAAAGACCAAAGGATATGCCTAATCAAGGATTTGTAAATAAATAAGAAATGGCAGAGGCACTACTAATAACAAGAAAGGATGTAGTAAAGTTTACTGCAATGAATGGCAACGTAGATACAGACAACTTTATACAGTTTGTGAAGATTGCCCAAGACAAGCATATAGAGAACTACATAGGTACGGACTTACTAGAGGTAATACAAACCAAAATAACAGGAAGTACATTAACAGGAGATTATTTAAATCTAGTTCAAGATTGGATTAAGCCTTGTTTAATACATTGGGCGATGGTGGAGTACTTGCCCTTTGCAGCTTATACGATAGCGAACAAAGGAGTATTTAAGCACAGTAGTGAAAATGCAGAGAACGCTTCTAAAGAAGAGGTAGATTTCTTGATGGAAAAAGAAAGAGATACAGCACAATACTACACCAACAGATTAATAGAACATTTGAGTTTTAATAATTCAAAATACCCTGAATACAATTCAAATAACAATGAGGATGTGCATCCTGACAAAAATGCAAACTTCGAGGGGTGGGTACTATAAAAAAGAAATATAAACCAAAACAGAGTAACGTAGTAAAACTACAAAACTTTCTAGCAAAATATGGCAAAGCAAATAGTCAATATAGGTACAGTAGCAAATGATGGTACAGGAGACCCGTTAAGAGATGCGTTTGATAAGATTAACGACAACTTTACAGAATTATACCAAGCATTAGGAGATGATAGCGATTTAGGTTTTAGTTTAGATTCAGATGGTAATATTGATATTACTAACGACTTAAATGTTTCTGGTAATTTAACGGTAAGTGGTACAACTACTACAATATCCTCACAAACTGTAACATTTGAGGATAATATCTTATTACTTAATAAAGCGGATGATGACGATACTGCTTATAATACAGTTAGCGCAGGGATTGAGATTGAGGAAACAGGAGTAACTAACCCTTCTTTTATACATACTTTTTCTGATAGCTTATGGACTTTATCTGATGCTTTTAGAGTAGATGGAGGTATTAGAATAGGCACAGATACAGCGATACAAAACGCTGACATTACTATTCACAAGGCAACTGATGCAAATATATATGCTGCTACATCAGCTACTAGCGAATCAGCTATATTAAATCTAGCACATACTCACGCTGGTGGGAATTCTCTTATATTAAGAAGCTACGGAAGCGGAGAAACTGCCACTTCTATGGGATTAAGTGTTGCAAAAGCAAATTATATTGTTAGCAACAGTAATACCGACTTAATGGTTATTGGTACTACAGGGGCAAAGCCTTTAGTCTTGGGTACTAATGATGTAGAAAGACTTCGTATCGACTCCAGCGGGAATGTGGGGATAGGCGTATCGCCAGTAGGGAAACTCCATATAAACACGGGTACTTCAGGTATTTCTCAAGATATAGCTAATCAACCTAGCGGTACTATTAATTTTAGTAATAATAGCGGAGGAACAGCCGTTCCAGCGATTACAGGCAAGAGTAGTAATAATGTCGGATTATCTGTAATTGCTGCTACTCCTGATTCACCAGCTTCTAGTATGGATATGTTTTTTGATGTTAGAGAAACTGATAATACTGATTTCGCTACTTTAACTTCTACTGCATATAGATTTGCTAGATATAGTAATTCTCTTTTAGAAATAAAGAGAAACGGCAACGTAGGAATAGGCACTACTTCGCCAACGGCAAACCTTGAAATTAATACAGGTTCAACATCTTCAATAGATATAACTAACCAAACAAATGGCTCAATAGCTTTTGGTAATGGTAGCGGAAGTTCACAAAACCCTATAATTGTAGGGAAGGCAACTTCCAACACTTCAGCTTTAACATTTATAGGTGCAGGAGCAAATGCAAACACAAGTGGCGATATTGTATTCAACGCAAGAGAAAACAATAACTCAACCTTTGATACTTTAACAAACGCAGCGTTTAAATTCAAGCATTACACAACCGACTTGGTTACTATCTTGAGAAGCGGAAACGTAGGAATAGGTATTTCTTCAGGTCTTACTTATCCTTTAACGATTCAAGGAGAAACAGGTGTAAACAACTCTTATATTCACTTTGTAAACGATACGACAGATACTGCATACACTGATGGAACTCAAATAGGTGTTCCAGATGGTCAATCTTATTTTCTTATCAATCAAAGAGAATCAAGCGATATTAGAATCAACACTTCAGGTGTCGAAAGAATGCGTATTACCTCCAACGGAGCAATAGAAATAAAAGGACAAGGAACAGCTAACACTTTTATAGGTGATAGTAATGCAGGTAATTTAGGGACTTCGACAGGAACATACAACACTGCAGTTGGATATAATACTATGGCACAAAACACAACAGGGTATAATAACGTTGCTTTGGGATTTGCCACTTTATACGATAATACAACAGGAGATGCAAATGTTTCTATT